TTATTCTCGATGCCGCTTTCGGTACCGCGTTTACGGGCAAGACTGGTTCAAGCACTTTGACTTTCCCTAGCTCGCAGCAAATTGCTGTGGACTATGTTGAGTCAGGTGCTGCTGCCAACTCTGGCCTTACCATTGCCAAGCTCCGCAAGGCAAAGGAAATTTTGGACCGCAACGAAGTCGATCCAACCGAGCGTCGTTATATCGCTTTGACGGCTAAGCAGGTTACTGACTTGCTTAAGACGACTGAAGTGACAAACGCCGATTTCAACACTGTCAAAGCTTTGGTGGCTGGTGAAATCAACACCTTTATGGGCTTTGAGTTCGTTCGCACTGAACTGGTTCGTACTAACGCTTCCAGTCATCGTCGTTTGTGTGCGTGGGCACAGTCTGGTCTGTTGGTTGCCGTTGGCGCCGACATCAACGTAGACATTGGTCCTCGCCGCGACAAGCGCAACTCGACTCAAGTCTACGTCTCTGCTTCTTTCGGGGCAACCCGTATGGAAGAAGAGAAGGTCGTTGAAATCATCTGCGCTGAATAAGGAGAATAGTCATGGCTAATCAAAATAGCACTCAATACGCTAATACCCAGGCTGTTCCTGCAACGATGAACGACGTGTGCGATGAGCACGGTCGCGTCCGTGTACGCGCGTTTGACTTCACACAGTCAGGCGCGGGTGCTGATGGAGATACCGTAACTCTTTGCCAATTGCCAGCCGGTACTTTGCGCATCGTTGGTGTGCAGATTATCAACTCAGCTCTTGGTGCCTCGCGCGTCGTAAAAGTTGGACATACAGGCTATACAAACCTTTCTAACGCCGCCGTTGCAGCTTCAGATAATGCCTTTTTGGCAAATACATCTGTTGCTGCGGCAGGAACGATCAACAGTGTGTTGTCGTCTAAGTTCACCAACAAAACTGGTGTGACGGTACGTGCAACTATCACTGGCGGTACAATTCCTGACGGCACAACGTTGAACGGTCAGATCCTGTACGCACTCGACTAATCGCGTAGTAGCAGCAGTCTCGGGGGGATCGGGCCTAGAGGTCTGGTCCCCCTCTTTACATTAGGAGCAGGATATGGCCGCATCAGATATTGAGATTGTGAATAGAGCACTTACGTTGCTTGGGGTTGACCCCATCAATTCTCTGTCTGACTCTAGCAAAGCTGCTAGTACGTCAAACCGTATTTACAACGACACGCGCGCCGCCGTGTTTCGCTCTCACCCTTGGAATTGCTTGGTTAAGCGGGCCGCTTTGCCGCTTGACTATGCCACACCTCTTTATGGTTTCACATATCAGTTTGTGTTGCCCGCCGACTACTTGCGTCTACTTGGAATTGAAAATTCAAGCGGTAGATACAGTATTGAAAATCGCAAAATCCTCTATGATAGTGATACTCTCAATATTGCTTATGTTGCTTTGATCACTGACGTACCCAGTTATGATACGTTGCTTGTTGATACCTTAGCTGCTCGTCTTGCCGCTGACTTAGCACATCCTCTTTTGCAAGCTCAAAGCTCCATGGAAGCTATGTGGCAACTCTATGAGCTTAAACTGCGTGAGGCTAAACTCATTAACGCACAAGAGAACCAGCAAGATGTGCTGGACTCGGACTACTGGCTTAACTCTCGCTTGGGCGTGTCTCCTGTTGTTGGCGCTCCTCCACGGTGGTGATATAGATGTCTCGTACAACGCCAATACAGACTAACTTTACGGGCGGAGAGATTTCTCCTCGCTTGTATGGTCGCGTTGACTTGCAAAAATACGCAACCTCAGTCGAGCGCTGCGAAAACTTTATCATCTTCCCTCACGGCGGGATTACAAAAAGATCGGGCACAAGATTTATCTCCGAGGTTAAGGACTCAAGCAAAAAAGTTAAACTCATACCGTTTATTTTCTCAACTACTCAAGCGTATATGCTTGAGTTCGGTAACTACTATGTGCGGTTTTATCGTGATGAGTCTGTATTGTTAAATGCCTCAAGCACAGGTCCTTTTGAACTAGCTACTCCTTACTCACAAAATGATTTGGTTAGCTTAGACTATACGCAGTCTGCTGACGTGCTGTATCTTGTTCATCCTAACTATTCGCCGCGCATACTTAATCGTTTGGGGCCAACAAACTGGTCACTTGATCTTTTTAATTTTATTGACGGCCCGTACAACGACTTTAATACTGACACAACAAAAACACTGACGCCTTCTGCTGTAACAGGGGGTATCACAATTACGGCAAATTCCCCTACGTTTGTTGCAACAGACGTTGGTCGCTGGGTCAGGATCAACAACGGTACGGTATGGGGTGCAGCTAAAATTTCCGGATATACAAGTGCAACTGTTGTTACCGCCACCGTCAATCCAAGTTTTCCAATGTCAGCAACAACAGCCACTTCTAATTGGCGTCTTGGGGCGTGGTCTGACACAACAGGTTGGCCATCTTGTGTTGGCTTCTTCCAAGAACGTTTGTTCTTTGCAAGTACATCATCTAAACCATCAACTGTATGGGGAAGCCGCAGCTCTGACTTTATTAAGTTTAGTCCTTCAAACGATAAAGGTGAAGTATTAGACGATTCAGCAGTCTCATTTACTTTGGCCACTGACCAAGTGAATGCCATTCGTTGGATCTATGGTGAAAAACGTTTGCAACTCGGCACGTCTGATGGTCCCTTTATTTTGTCCTCAGGCCGTAACTTTGACGCCTTGACGCCAAGCAACATTACCGTTTCTCGAGAGACAACTGATGGTACAGCTAATGAACGTCCTGTAGGTGCAAGTCGTACTACGCTCTATATTGACCGTTCACGTTTGAAAGTACGCGAATTGGCGTATGACATCAACATTGATGGTTACACCTCAGTAAACTTAACGCTCTTAGCTGAGCACATTACTACTGGCAACGTGCACATGATCAGTTATGCGCGCTCGCCAGACAGTCTTGTGTGGACGCTACTCAACACGGGTGAATTGCGTTGCGTTACCTATGAACGCGAGCAAGAGGTTGTTGCTTGGCATCGCCACATCATTGGTGGCACTGACGTGGCTGTTGAGCATATTGCTTGCATTCCTAAAAATGACGAGTCTGAAGACGTCTTGTATATGGTGGTACGCCGCACAATCAATGGCGCTACAAAAAAATATGTCGAGTATCTAGAAAAAGCTTTTGATACGGCAAAAGGTGTGGCAGTTGAAGACGCCTTTTTTGTTGATAGTGGCGTGTCCTATGATGGTTCTCCAACAACTTCCCTTTCTGGTTTAGATCACCTTGAGGGTCAAACAGTACAGGTGCTTGCTGACGGCGCAGTTCATCCTGATCGCGTGGTGTCTGCTGGTGCCGTTAGTCTTGATCGGGCGGCATCAAAAGTGAGTGTTGGACTGCCTTATGTTGCAAGGGTGCGTACACTTGACCCAGAAGTACAAACACAATCGGGACCTTCTCAAGGCAAAGTACGCCGCATTGAGCGAGTTACTTTCAGAGTTGTTGACACCTTTAACCTTAAGTTTGGGGCCAATGGCAATAATCTTGAGATCATTCCATTCCGGGGTAGTGCCATGCCTATGGGCACAATTGAGTTGTTTACAGGCGACAAGAGAGTACTTGTGCAACATTCCCCAGAGCGTCAATTTGAATTAACGTTGCAGTCTGATACACCACACCCTTGCACTGTGTTGGCTATCATGTACTCGATGAACGTGTCGGAAAGGTAACATGCTAATTAGGGAAGCAAAAGTAACTGATGTAGACACCTTGATTGCGATGGGCCATCGCTTTCTTGGCATGTCTCCTTTTGCTTCGCACACCGACTTAATTGATGATGATCTTGCTTACGCCATTTGCAATCTTATCGACAATGGTATTGTGTTTATAGCTGAACAAGAAGGCGAGATTGCAGGAGTAATTGCTGGACAACTTTCGTCATTGTGGTTTAACAGGAGATCAAAGGTTGCTATTGAATTGGCTTGGTGGGTTAATGAAAACCACCGCAAGGGTCGCGCAGCAATTGGTCTTCTAAAATTTTTTGAGGACTGGGCGGTGGCTCGCGGAGCAACAATGATTGTGATGTCTGATCTAACAATCAATGGAGATAATCCACTCGATCCCCTGTTTAAGAAACTTGGTTACTCCGTGGTTGAACGTAGCCACGTGAAGGGGGTGTAGTATGGCTGCTGTATCGACAATGGTTATGGCTTCAATGGCGGTTGCAACTGCTGTAACAGCCTATGGCCAGTATCAAGCCGGCAAAGCCCAACAAGCGGCGTATGAGTACAACGCTAAGGTTCAAGAGCAAAATGCAAAAGTTGCTCAGGATAGGGCGGCGTATGAAGCAGAAAAACAAGCACAACGCATTCGTCGCTTAAATGCCACGCAACGTGCTGCTTACGCTGCTTCAGGTGTACAGTTGTCTGGTACTGCTCTTGATCTTATGGAAGACAGCACAACTCAGGGTGAAATGGATCGCTTGGCTGTTCTTTACGGAGGCGATGTTGAAGCCGCCAACATGCGTAGCGAAGCAACCCTGTCTCGCTTTCAAGGCAAGTCGGCCGCAGCCTCTGGAAGAACTGCAGCTTTTGGTACGTTACTTGGTGGCGCTTCTAACATTGGTATGGCTGGATTTCAAATGGGTGTGTATAAACCAAAAGCTAGATTGTGGGGGCCTCGCTAATGCCTAAAATTCCTATTTACGGCGAACCACAGGTTAGTCTAGGAGGTCGCCCTCAGCAAACTCTTAGTGGCCAAGAAATTCAACAGATTGGTTACTGGGCTGGCGGACAAATGGCTCGTCAAGGCGAGGAGATGATGCAATCTGCTCAGCGCCTGATGGGCATTGAAATTCAACGTCAACGCGATGAAGCAGCCATTGAATTTGAAAAGAAACGCAGTGAATTTGATGTTGCGTGGGCATCTGTTGAAACAGCCGCAAAAGAACAAGACAGTGCCAACAGATCAAAATACAACAACATTGGCTACGGTGGTGAATCAGCTAAAGATCCCAATACATACTACAACAAGTCAGTAGCTAGTTTTGAAAAACTGATGCAGGACGATAGGTTCAAATCAAACAATCAGTTTACCCAGCAAGCCTGGGAAAAATGGTCTGTTGCAAAATTTGCTGACGTAAAGGTTGCGGCTATTAAGCACGAAGCCGCGCAACGCGTTGCTGCACGTCAGCAACAGGTGGCGGATGCTATTGCAAACGACTCCACAATTGCCCTGGCAAACCCAGACCGTGTCCCTGAGATTATTGCAAAATGGGACGCAATCCTAAAAGGCGACGCTAAGGACGCAAGTGGTGCACCTCTTCCTAACTACGCAAACGTAGTTGGGCAGGCTTGGTTGCGCAACGCCCGCGATAACCTTGGCAAAATCATTGCAGTTCCTGCTTTTGAAAAGATGGTGATTGATGATCCTAGGTCCGCTTATGTCATCCTGAATAAAATGCGTGAGGAACTTAAACTTGATCCTAGCGCTCCTCTTGATGAGATCAACGCCAAGGTCGCAGAGAAAAGTTTGATGAGACGTTGGGGCCTAGACAATGACGACTTTTTGCGCCTGTACTCCAAAGCGCAGTCCGCCGTTAGTGCCGTTAACTCTTATGATGTCTTCAAACTTAAAAGAGAGGTCGACAACCATCTTGCCTTACTTACTACAGGGGGTGCTGGCGATCCTC